TAAACGGAACAACAACAACAGTTAACTCTACAACAGTAGAAATTGATGACCCTGTATTTGAAATCGGTGAAGGAACTTCAGACGATAACTTAGACAGAGGTATCAAATTCAACTGGCACAATGGTTCTTCTGCAAAAGTTGGTTTCTTTGGTATGGACGACTCTGATGGTAAATTCAAATTTATCCAAGATGCGACAGATACATCTTCAGTCTTCTCAGGAAGTGTTGGTGATGCAGAATTTGGTGCATTAACAGTAGGAAGTCTATCAACAACTGGTAATTTATCAGGTGCTGGTCTTGCTTTAAGTGGTTCAATAACATCTATAGACGGTTCTGCTCCAACTGCTGGTCAGTTGATGATTGGAAACGGTACTAACGGTGATATGGAACTTGCAACTTTAACTGCAGGTGAAGGACTTGACGTAACTAATGCTGACGGTGCAATCACATTGTCTGCAGAAGATGCTACAACATCTAACAAAGGTATTGCAAGTTTTGCTTCTGCAAACTTCACAGTATCTTCAGGTGCAGTTGAAATCACAGCAATAGACGGCGGTTCATTCTAATAGGAGACACAAATGGCAACAGTAATCCAGTTTAAAAGAAGTTCTACACAAAACAGTGTTCCAGTTACTAGTGATTTATCACTAGGTGAATTGGCAGTTAATACTTACCACGGTAGGTTTTACACTGAAAAGAACGATGGTAGCGCTGCCATAGTGGAGGTTGGTTCAAACCCATCTTCACTAACTATTAATGACGCTCTAACTTTCCCAACAAGTGATGGAACAAGTGGACAATTATTGTCTACTAATGGAAGTGGAACAATAGGTTTCACTGATGCTCCATCAAGTGGACTAACTCAGTTCTATTATGCAGTTACGAGTTCAACTCAAACTGTATTTACAGGTTCTGATGATAATTCTGCAACTTTGAGTTATACTCTAGGTTTAGAACAAGTCTATCTAAATGGTGTGAAGTTAGTAAGTGGAGACGACTATGTAACCACTTCAACTTCTACTATCACTTTGCAGGAAAATGCTGTACAAGGAGATGTACTTCAAATAGTAGCTCAAACTTCAATATCAAATTTGGTGCAAGGATTTTTCACTTCATCAAGTTTAACAGCAACAACTGCTGACCAAGTATTGAGTTCTAACGGTGTAGGTAACAAAGCAGTCAAGTATGTCGTAATGGCATCACATGCATCTGCAGGAACTCATGCTGCTGAAGTATTAGTAATTAACGATGGTACAAATGCATATTTTGTTCAATATGGTGATGCATTCTCAAATGCCTCTCTATTCACTTTATCAAGTGATATAGATTCAGGAAATATGAGATTGTTGGTAACACCAGCGAATACAAATACTTCATTTTCAACCTTTCAAATTAGATTAACATAAGGAGAATCATAAAATGGCTAAAACAAATAGTTTTAAAATCGCTGAGTTGATTCGTGCAATTGAGTATGATGTCAGTAATGATGTCATAGTCACTTCAAAGATTGTTAACTCTAAAACATCCAAAGCAGGTTCATTAACAACAACTGCAACTACAGAAGTAGCATTAGACACTTTTGCACATGCCTCATTTAGAGCTGCAAGATATGTCATTGCTATGAAAGAAGGGAGTGATTATCACTCTACAGAAGTTGTTCTTGTCCATGACGGTTCTGCTGTCACATTGACTGCATACGGTACATTGAAATCATCAACATTGGCAACTTTTGATGCTGATATAAATGGTGCAAATGTAGAGTTGAAAATCACACCATCAAGTGCTAGTTCGACTGTAACAAAGTTTGACAGAACATTGATAGAAGCGTAACAACTTTTTAGATTATCTTAAAGGGACTCTTCGGAGTCCCTTTTTTTGTTAACTACATTTCAAAAAGCATAAATAGTTCTTATTATAGGAACTAAATATACACATGGCGACCAATTCAAAATTCATTGCAGATATAGGGATAAAAACCGATTCAGATTTACAGATAGGTGGTAATACTACTATTGATGGAAATGCAACTGTTTCAGGAAATCTAACAGTAAATGGAACAAGTTTAACTGTTAATGCAACAACAACCTCTGTTGAAGATAACATGTTAGAACTTGCAAATGCAAACACCTCTTCAGATACCTTAGATATTGGTATATATGGAAACTATGATGATGGTTTATCTGATGGTGGTGCTACAGAATACACGGGTCTTTTCAGAGATGCAAGTGATTCGACTTGGAAACTTTTTGATGGTTTAGAGGTTGCACCAACCACAACGGTCAATACAAGTGGGACAGGATATTCTCTTGCAGACTTAACTGTTGGAGATTTAACTGCAACAACTTTAACTGCAACCAACGGTCTTACAGGGTCTTCTATAACCTATCCTACAACAGATGGAACAAACGGTCAAGTAATTAAAACAAATGGAAGTGGCACATTATCATTCGGTAGTGTATCTTTAGACGGTATAACTACAAGTGGTACAAATACAATTATTCAATCACCCGATGATACAAATGTTATTCACGTAAACAACTCTGCAGAAGTTGGCATTGGCACTTCATCACCAAGTGCAAAATTTCACGTTGATGGAAATATGTTACTTAACACTGGAAGTCCCGATTTATATCTTGGAACTGGTAATGGACATTATAACTGGAGAATTGCAGCTCAAGAAGTTGTCAATAAAGGATTTGAAATTGCAAGTGGAACTACCGCCGAGGGTTCAACTGCACCAAGTGATACATACACAACTAGATTTTCAGTTCTTGGTGATAATGGTGATGTTGTAATTGGTAACAGTAGTGGAGTAGCAAGAAGAGATTTGGGTTCTAATACTGCACCCGTAGTATCCTTAGAGGGTTCTTTCCCTGCTCATAATTTAAGAGATTCAGACAATTCAACAGGTTCATTTTGGGGAATAAATGGTGATACAATGTATTTCGGTGGACATACTGGAACTGTATTACTTAATCAATATGTAAATGGTTCACCACAATTAGAATTAAGAGCAAACGGAAACACTCAACCGAATCAACCATCATTCTTCTGTTACCCTTCTTCATCTTTTAGTGCAAGTGGTGGTTCTCTTAAATACACCTTTGACGGTGAAATGCACGATTCAAACAACGAATATAACCATTCCACTGGAAAATTCACTGCACCAACAGCAGGAAGATATATGTTCTTATGTGATTTAGCATTGGCTGCTTCTGCTAGTGAATTGACTTATATAGGTATTGGTGTTAGAAAAAATAACACTGGAAGTCCCCATTATGGTGGTTGGGTAGGAAAGGCAGCAACCAGTGCTGTTCATTACGCACAAGCAAGTTCATCTATAATTATGTATCTTGCACAAGGAGATTATGTAGAACTATACATAGAACTATCAGGTACGCATTCTGTATTAGGTGGAAACAACGGTGCATACACAAGATTTTGTGGACAATTATTATCATAGGAAAGAAAAATGGATTATACAATAACATTAACAACAACAGAACAGAAATCATTGGAATACATCACACCTGATGTAGATGATTACATAACAAATTTCTCTAAAGAAAGAGCAAGACTTGCAAAAATAGAGATTCTTTCTCTGTTAGTTGCACATTGTAATGCAAATAGTGTTGCACTTGCAGTCGGTGAAGATGCACAAATACTTCAAGCATATGAACTTGGAGTTGTAAGTGCAGCTTCATCAGAAATTCCTAGTGCTGGAACATTAGATTAAAAAATACTTTCATATTTCTCAAATAGATGAGGGTTTAGAGGGTCTACATCTACTAAATAAATGTGTAGATTTCAATAACCATTTACGACAGGACACCAAAAAATGGCAACACAAAACAAATTTGTTATAGAGTACGGACTAACAGTTGGTTCGACAGACGTAATTACATCATCAGGAAAAATAGTTGCAGCTGCAATATCAGACCTAAGTACAGACGACCTTTCAGAAGGTACAAACAAGTACTATGCAAACTCCTTGGTGGACACTCATTTAGCAGATGCAACTGCATCTAAGACTTTGAACAATGTTCAAATAGACGGAGGTAGCATCTAATGGCAGGAGAAAAAAACTTTAACGTAAAAAACGGTTTATCCGTTGGTGGTGTAGAGGTAATCGACTCCAGTGGTAATATTGCTGCAGGTGGAGTAGGTGCAGCGGTTCAAGAAGCAATCGCAGATAAAATCGGTGGAATAATTCAAGGGTCAGGTTCAACAACTGTAACCTATGATGACGCTGCAGATACTATTACAATCTCATCAACAGGAAAAACAACAGAAGAAATACAAGACATTGTTGGTGGAATGATGTCAGGTAATACCGAAGCAGGTATTACAGTTGCATACGAAGACGGAGACGGAACTGTAGACTTTACAGTAAGTCTTTCTTCATTCGATACAGATGCATTATCAGAAGGAAGTTCAAACCTTTATTATACAGATGCAAGAGCAGATGCTAGAATTACAAATGCATTAAAAGATGAAGATGATATGTCTAGCGATAGTGCTACTCATGTTCCATCACAGCAATCAGTAAAAGCATATGTTGATGGACAAACAACAGACGAAACTGCAGAGGGGTCAACAAACCTTTATTTTACAGATGCAAGAGTGATGACTTCACTAGCAACTGTAGATGCACATATTGTTCCAACTACAGACGTAACATACGATTTAGGTTCTACTTCAAAACAATGGAGAGATATCTATGTTGGGCCAGGTTCATTATATGTTAATGGACAACAAGTGGTTTCAGATAATTCAGGAACAATTACTGTTTCTGCTGATGCAGACCAAAATGTTAGTGTTCAAACAAGTGGTTCGGGTGATATCGAATTAGATGCAACTGGAACAGGTAATATACAAATTAAAGCACCTATGCAGATACAAGCATCAAATGCTATATCTTCATCAGATGGAAATGCAATTCAATTCTCAAACTCGATTGATGTAGATGCAATTGAATCAAGAAGTACAGACACTAACTTAGTGTTAACAGCGAATGGAACAGGTATCGTTACAGTTAATGATGCATTGACCGTTACAGGTAACTTAATCGTTTCAGGAACTACAACAACTGTAAACTCAGAGACTATCTCACTTGCAGATAATATCATTGCATTAAACAGTAATTTCACTTCAGGTTCACCAACAGAAGACACTGGTATCAGTGTGACTCGTGGTGGTTCTGCTTCTAAGACACTTCTTTGGGACGAAACAAATGATAAATGGACTGTAGGTTCAGAAACTTTTGTTGCATCGACCTTCGAAGGGAACTTAACTGGTAATGTCACTGGTAATGTTTCAGGGTCTTCAGGTTCAACAACAGGTAACGCAGCTACTGCTACAGCACTTGCAACTTCAAGAACAATTGGTTTAAGTGGAGATGTTTCAGGTTCAGGTTCTTTTGATGGAACAGGAAACCTTACAATTACAGCAACAATTGCAGATGATTCACATAATCATACCATTGCAAATGTTGATGGATTACAGACTGCATTGAACACAAAATATGAAAGTGGTTCAAATGTATCGTTAGGAACAATTGCCTCAGGTGCAATAACAATCACCAATGCAACAAATGCTGGTGGAACTGCAAGAAATATGTACCAATCAACATCAGCACCTACGAGTGGTGATGGTGCAGTTGGTGATATGTGGATTCTTTACTCCTAATATAGGGGTTTAGGGTCTTTATAAATACTAACAATAATTAATGGATAACTAAATGGCAACAGGTTCACAAAAGGTTAAAACACCAACGGGTTGGAATGCAACCCAAGGTGCATGGGTAAAAACTGGTTCGTCTACATGGAAAGCAGTAGACCAAGTGTATGTTAAAACACCTTCAGGGTGGAATAATGCATCAGGTCAAACTAATGTACAACAACCATATCCGTACATTGCAAATGCACAAAATCCGTATATTGCAAATGCCCAACAACCTTACCCATATATTGCAAATAGTCAGAATCCTTACATTGCTAATGCACAGCAACCTTATCCGTACATAGCAAACAGTCAGAGTCCATATATTGCAAATGCTCAACAACCGTATCCGTACATTGCAAATGCAAGACAACCTTATATTGCAAATGCAAGACAACCATTTACGTATAATAATCAACAACCTTATCCGTACATTGCTAGCTCACAAAGTCCTTATCCTGCAAATGCCCAACAACCGTATCCGTATATTGCATCTGCACAACAGACAGCTTCAGCAAGACAACCGAATAATGCAAGGGCACCTTACATTGCAAATGCTAGACAACCAAATAATGCACGTCAACCGAATAATGCAAGGCAACCGTTTACGTTCCAAAACCCATTTACGTTCCAAGCACCGTTCACTTATAATGCAAGGACACCATTTACATATAATGCAAGGACACCGTTTACCTATAATGCAAGAACACCATTTACGTTCCAAGCACCGTTTACGTTCCAAAACCCATTTATATCTAATGCTAGAATACCTATACCATATCCATTTGGAGGGTTTTTGAAATTCTCAAATAATTCACCAAATCCTTTTGAGCCTTAAGTCGATGAAATATAATACTAATACAAATGGAGTTATAAAATGCCTATAGGATTCATACAGTTTCCACATGCATCAAACATGCGTCAACCGAATAATGCACGTCAACCGAATAATGCAAGGCAACCTTATATTGCTAATGCAAGGCAACCGTATATTGCAAATGCAAGGCAACCTTATATTGCTAATGCAAGACAACCGAATAATGCTAGACAACCTAATAATGCTCAAAACCCGTTTACGTTCCAAAATCCGTTTACATTTAGGGCTCCATTTACGTATAATGCAAGGTATCCTTTTACGTTCCAAGCACCGTTTACCTATCAAGTACCGTTTACATATCAAAGAACTGGAAGAACACCGTTTACATATCAAGCACGACAACCTAATAACTACCCAACACAAGGTGGTACACCTTATATTGCAAATGGTCAAAACCCGTTTACATATCAAGCAAGGACTCCTTTTACATATGCTAGACAAGGTCAAACTCCTTTCACATATCAGAACAGACAGCCAGGCACATATGCTAGACAAGGTCAAACTCCTTTCACATATCAGAACAGACAGCCAGGCACATATGCTAGACAAGGTCAAACACCATTTACGTATCAAAACAGACAACCTACTACTTATGCAAGACAAGGTAGAACACCTGTTATTAGATGGGATAATGATTTGAGTAATAACTGGCCAGCAACACCCGTTAGCAGTTAAACACTAAATAAGTGTGTAAAACACTTAACAGTTAGATATATTATGTTAGAAACAATCACATCTTTTGCTGAATTTGAATCCAAAGTACCCGATATTGATTGGGACGTAATAACCCAAAAAGAATTACATGAACTTCCAACCCTTCAGTTGGGTAGAATTAGCAATGTTTTAGATATGACAGAAAAGGACAAGGAAATTCTTGTCCTTTGGAAAGAAGTATTCAAAAATAAACTCCCACCATTAAAAAAGTTTGTATGGGGTGATATACTAGAAAAAAGACAAAACAAAGAGTTCGCTGGTTTTAATGGATTAAATAATGAGTCTCATGCTTATAATAAGTTTTTACCACATGGGTTTACATGTGAAAACTTTGACCATGAAAGAATGCATAGTGGAATGGGTATAGAGACATTTAAAGATGGTAAAAATGTTGTTGATATAAGAGACTTAACTGAATTAACAGAGGAAGAAAAATTACTTGAAAATGGTCAAGAAATTTTATCTTCAATGTACTATCATGCAAGTAAAGCACATTGGTTAATTCAAAGTATACAAGAAGAAGGATTGAGAGCACCCATTCAAGGGTTTACAGTCAAACATCCAAATAATCACTTTTCACTTCAGATACATCCAGGCTCAATTCGTTCAGGATGTTTTGAAGAGATGGAAGACCCGACCCATGAGCTTTTAATATTTGATACGCAGAACGCTCTTCCACATATCGACTCAGTTTCTATAGAAGAAATATTAGAGTATTGGGGCAAAAAGATAGAATCAAAAGGAGAAAAACCCGAAGTTGGTTTATTATACACTAGAGGTATTGTGGAGTGGCAAGTGACCTTTACGGGTATAGATTTCAGAGAAGAAGTATATGCCCATGCTAAAAAAGTTCACACACTTTCAAAGGGCAAACCATTAAACATTTATGTAGGATATGATTCAACACACAATGGTTTAGAAAAGGTTTGTATAGAATCTATCTATGAAAGCATAGATAGTGGATTGGGTAGTGGTTATTTTGTGAACCCGACACGGTTTACACCCGAAATCAAATTACTTGACATTTCTAAACTTCCCGACTATAATAGGGAGTATGCAAATCAGTCCACTGAATTTACTTACAGCAGATTTCTAATACCACATTTAGAAAACTATGAAGGATTTAGTATCTTTGTAGATGATGATTTCATATTCAAAAAGAACTTATTACCCATGTTCTATTACCTAAATCCCGATGATGCTGTTGCATGTATTCAATATCCACAATATAAACATGACAATGTTAAGTTTGATGGAGAGGTTAATATAGACTATCCTAAAAAGTTGTGGTCTAGTATGATGATATTCAATAATGGACATGAAGACTGTAAGAAGTTAACACCCGAAGTTGTTAACACTTGGACTGGTAAACAATTACACCAATTTGAGTGGACAGATAAAATAAGTAAGATACCCGAAAAGTATATCTTTGTTGAAGGATATGACAACCCTAAAGAGAAATGGAGATACAATGGAGTGCATTACACTAGAGGTGGCCCATGGATAGATGGGATGGATATAAGTGGTATAAATAACTTAGAGGTATACGAGAAGTATAAAAACCTCTTGCAAAATAAAAAGGTATAGTATATACTGTAAGTGAGGACTTAAAAATGAATAATAACTGTTTTATATATACAGAAGAAAGTAAACTAATAATTAGAAAACCTAATGGGTTACAATATGAATTTGATAATGTTGATAAGCCAGAACTTGGTTTTGACTATGATGTTATTGTTTACGATGATATAGAATTGAAAGTAATTAAGTGGGACGATTCAAAGTCTTGTTTTGATGAACAAGTCCAAACTCCTTTAACACCATCTGATATGGATGCTATTGAGAACTATATAGAACATTCAGAACCACCTATGGGAGTATCACTTTCAAATCAGTATTGTGAAGATATAACAAACTTCTGTAATGAACAGGTTGATATAACTTGTGACTGTACTGGATTTGATAATTTAACAGAAGTCCTCATTGCAGGAAGAGAGGGGTCTAACCACCCACAAAGAAGCAATGCAAGAAGTGTATTAGAGTTTTGTGATGCAATAGCATCTGTATCAGAACAAGTACAAATGGATATTCAATCTACAAGAGAAGACCATTTAAAAGACTTAGAAGAATATATGAGTTATATTCCTAGAGCTCAAACTCCAGTTGATGCCCCTAGATAATGGACTCAACTCCCGAAGTTGTCTTTATAGATAAACCCTTTAGAGTTGAAACACTTCCTCTAAAAGATATCTATGTTTTAGATAATTGGTTGCCTTCTTCACTACATTACTTTTATGACACACAAATATCACGTGCAAATTTTTGGTCTAAAGGAAATGAAGTAAGAGGAGACAGTCCAACAGGATTACCTCATCATCAATTTTGGGGAGTATCCATACTTAGTGGTTATGATAAAAATAAAAGACCTATGTCTGTAGATGATATAGAAGATAAATACACGTACTTTCCTAGATACCTTAATAAAAAATTACAAACAGAATTTGGATTTAAGTGGGAAAGATTTCAATTCATGGGATTAAACTCACAGACACAAGGATTACATGGAACTTGCCATCAAGACTGTCCACCCGAAGATGAGTGGAATATATCATTCTTATACTACACAAATAAATTTTGGGAAGACTCTTGGGGTGGAGATTTGAGATTCTATTCAACAACAGAACATGGAATACATGCAAGAGATAACAATAAAGAGGTTGCATCAGTTAAGTTTAAACCAAATAGATTAATTATGTTTGATGGTAGAATACCACATGGTGCAGATGCACCAACAGCAAAGGCAAGATATGTAGATAGAAAGTCTGTTGTTGTTCGTGGTGATGAAGTCAGACTTGTAGATAAGGAGGAGTTTTACGATGCCAACGATAGACTTTCATACATATAATCCTACAACAATAAAAGATTTTAAACCCATACTTGCAAAAGATTTAGTTCCCGATTGGTGGAAAAAATCAAAGGTTGCAGAAGTTGTAAATGGGGTCAAACAACAAACTATAAGAGCATGTCCTGCAATGGATGATTGGTTAAAGATGGGTTGGTACTTATGTGCAAATAGAGATATGGAAGTCATACAAGGAATTTCTCATAAAGATGAGGAAGGTATTGGTTGGGCATCTGTTAGAGACTTGGATGCAAGAAACTGGTTAAAGGGTACATCCTCTTCTTCTCATCCACACACTCAACTTATGGATGGGTTTGCATATATGGACAAGTCAGAAAACCCTCCAGTTAAAGATGCATTTAAAATGAGAAACCCATGGTGTATCACAACACCCGAAGGATACTCTACATTTTACTTAGACCCATTTCTACATCAGAATAAATACTTTTCTACATGGCAGGGTATAATTGACACCGACAAGTTTAACAATGGTGTAGATAATGCACAAATTATTTTTTACCCAAAGGTTGACCACAATTTTACTATTCTTAAAGGAACACCTCTTTGTCAGATAATTCCCTTTAAGAGAGAAGAATGGGTTGGGACATATGCACTTAAGACTACAAAATCTGAAATGTTAAGTTCATCTCGTCTAACAACAGAAAGGGAAACGATAGGAATGCCAGAAGCATTCAGAATGTTGGGTGTTGAAGACAATAGAGATGTCTCTGCAAAAACTGTAGGGCCTTATAAGAAGATGAAATATTGGAATCCTAAACAAAGATACTTTAATGAAGAGTCACCACCACCCGAGTGTCCATATCATGTAAGTGAAGACTCACCCGAAATACAGTTAGAGTTACCAATAGGAGATACAGATGGCAGTTAGATTAATGTTTCCAACATATATTTTTCATAGAAATATGTTAAATGCTGGTGAGAATAGGGGTTTTGCAAAGGACTATTTACTATTACTACAAACAGAAATTGATAGCATGAGAAGAAAAGACCCGAAAGGTAGACAGGTATCAAATCAATATACGGGATGGCAATCAAATGATGGATGTGAATCATCTCCTATATTTCAAAAACTAATGAATGAAATCATTACAACCTTTAATGATGAGGTTTTACCTTTTAATGGATTGAACCCAAATACTGCTAAAGTGACTATAGGAAATTCTTGGGCAAATATTAATGACAAAGGTGCATGGAATGTACCACATAGTCATGCTGGTTGTTGGTATAGTGGTGTTTTTTATATAAAGGCAGATGGTGATGAAGGAGACTTGATTATGTTTGATGGTAGTGAAAAGGTTCTTTCAGAGTTCCCTCAAAGTGCAAGAACTAATAATAATTTTCACTTTTCACCCACTAGTGGAGAGCTCGTTCTATTTCCAAGTGGTGCAACACATATGGTTGAACCAAATCAAACAGATAAAGAAAGGTATTCAATATCATTTAACATAAACATGACTTACACCGATAGTAATGCACACCTTAGTAATATTGATAATTACAATCCAAATGAATTTGTCTTTGACTTAGACCAAAATGGAAACCCCATAATGAGTTAATTATCCTAAATAAGGGTATGGAAATAGTAATAGACACTCACCTCTTATGGAATCTTATGATAACATTTGTGTTAGCACCTTTAGGATTCCTTATAAGAAATCTTTTATCTGAACAGAAGAGAATAGACATACTTGTTAACAAGACTAGAGAAGAATTAGCAAAAGAATATGTTACCCGTGAAGAAGTAGAAATTGTGTCCGAAAGAATAATGGCAACTATGACTAGAATAGATGAAAAAATAGATAGACTACAATCTAAAACATACTTCCAAGAATAGACTTAAAATTCGTATAAATAGTATTATAGATTTAATACTGGAATACAATTATGTCAAAACCAAACTCGAAAGCAACATTTAAAGAGTACATCAAAAGAAAACTGGGTGCGCCAGTTTTAGAAATCAATGTGGATGATGACCAGTTTGATGACAGAATGGATGAGGCTCTGCAGTACTTTCGTGAATTTCATTACGAGGGTTCAATCAAGTGTTATCTAAAACACCAAATTACACAAGAAGAGATTGACTCATTTAAGACAAATGAAACCCACAATGCAGCAACCAGTGGAACACAAGCAATTTCAAACCAAACATATGGTGAAGGACAAAACTATATAACACTACCCGAACATGTGTTGAGTGTTATACAAATATTCCCTTTCTCAAGTGGAACAACCTCCAATATGTTTGATATCCAGTATCAATTGAGACTCAATGATTTGTGGGACTTAACATCAACAAGTGTCTTATACTATTCACAAGTTCAATCTCACCTATCTCTTTTGAATGATATACTAGTGGGACAGATACCGTTAAGATATAACATGCATTCTAACAGACTTTACATTGACTATAATGCAAACAAATTAGTTGCAGGAGAGTATATTGTTATAGAGTGCTACAGAAAAATAGACCCCAATGATATGACTGATATCTTTGATGACATGTGGTTGAAGAAATATGCAACTGCACTTGTTAAATATCAATGGGGAGAAAACCTTTCTAAGTTTTCAGGAATTGCATTGCCAGGCGGTGTAACACTTGATGGACAACAAATGAAAGATGAAGCAAAAGAAGAAATTTTAAGATTAGAAGAAGAGTCAAGACTGAACTATGAAATGCCAGTTCTTGATATGATGGGATAAACCATGCCAACAAATGTATTTTTTAACCATGCAGTAGGAACTGAACAACATCTTTACGAAGATTTAGTTGTTGAGTCTATGCGCTTCTATGGTCACGAAACATTTTACCTTCCAAGAGAAGTTGTAGAAGAGGACACTATTCTAAATGAAGATGTGCAATCTACATTTGGTGATGCATATTCAGTAGAAATGTATTTAGAAAATACTGAAGGATTTGAGGGAGAGGGAGACCTATTCAGTAAGTTTGGTGTTCAAGTGAAAGACCAAGCAACCTTTGTAATTGCATTGAGAACATGGGAACGATTCATATCACTAGACTCTAATCTTGCAACATCCCTAAGACCTAACGAAGGAGACCTAATCTACTTCCCTCTTAGTGGTTCAATGTTTGAAATCAAATTCGTAGAACATGAGAATCCATTCTATCAAGTTGGAAAACTATTCGTGTTCAAAATGCAATGTGAACTCTTTGAATATAGTGGAGAAGATTTCGATACTGGAATGGGTACTATAGATGTTATTGAAAATCAGAATGCTTATGCATTAGACCTAACCATGAATAGTGGAACAGGTTCTTACACTGTAAATGAACCAGTAACATTTAATGGTACTGTAGTTGGAGAAGTATCCGCATGGTCAGGTGCAACAGAGAAACTAAATCTTGTACATAACACTTCAACACTTGCAGTTGGTGACACTATAGTAGGTTCTACTTCAGGAACATCTCGTACCATTAATGCAATTACAGATGTGATGACAATGGAGAATGACGGTCAAGCACAAAACAAAGACTTTGAAGACAAAGCAGATGGATACTTAGACTTCTCAGAGACAAACCCATTCGGTGAGGTTTCATAGTGTTCGGAACTCATTTTTATCATGAAACAATTAAGAGAAGTGTATCAATCTTTGGAACACTATTCAATAACATATCTGTAGTAAAGAGAAAGGCAGACGGAACAGTTCTTTCTAAAAGTTTAGTTCCTATTGCATATGGCCCTAAAGCAAAATGGTTAGCACGACTAGACCAAGAACCCAATTTAAATGACGGTAATAGAAGTGCAATAAGTCTTCCAAGAATGGCATTCGAGATGAATTCATTTGAATATGATGCAACTAGACAACAAAACAAACTCATAAGAACACAAAAAAATCTACTAGAAACCACTGATACTGGAAAGAGAGGATTCCAATATGCTCCAGCACCTTACAATATAGGATTTACACTTAGTATTCTTGCAAAGCATGTTAACGATGCAATCCAAATCGTAGAACAAATTGTTCCTTATTTTCAACCCGAGTATACTGTAACTATGAACATGATTGACTCAATGAGTGAAAAAAGAGATGTTCCTATAACACTTAATAGTGTATCTATGGAAGACAGTTACGATGGTTCTTTTGAAGATAATAGAATAATAGAATACACTTTAGATTTTACAATGAAAGTGTACTTCTTCGGCCCTGTTTATACGGGAGAGGTTATTAAGAGTGTTATTGAAAGAGACTATGTCAATATAGATGCAGGTGGATTTACGACTTCACAAATAGATGAATCAGGTTTGGTTAAAGAAGTTAAACACTATGAACCTGCGTTCGGGGAGGTTGCAAATGCAGTGTCTAATGGTAATAATGTCACCTTCTCAACTGCAATAAATAGTAAGATAAGTGTAGGAGATGAGGTGTTTGGAACGAATTTATCAACCAACCCAACGGTTTCTAATATTGGTTCAGATAAACTTACTGTTACATTAAGTTCTGCAATTACTATTGATGCAAACACTACACTTAAGTTTGTCGGTTCTGTAGACCCAAGTGATGCATTTGTTGTTGCAGAGACCGTAACTTTTTATGATGATGGTACTAATTCTACATTTGCAGAAGATAAAGTTACCGATGCGAGTTAATATATGGCAAAAATTGAAGACCAATTAGACGATGTTCTAAACATTTCTAAAGAAATAAAAAAAGAAACCCAAGTAGTCAAAGTTCCACAAAGAGTAGAAAGTATGGAAAATGACTATAAGTATGGTCGTGAGACTCTCTATGGGCTCGTAGAAAGGGGTCAGGATGCAATCGATGGAATCTTAGACTTATGTAAAGAAACCGAACACCCACGTGCTTATGAGGTTGCAGGACAACTTATAAAGACAGTTGGGGATACTGCAGAGAAGTTATTAGATTTGCAGAAAAAGATGAAAGATTTAAACAACGAGAATGAAGGGGTGAAGACTCAACACAACCATCTATATGTTGGTTCAACATCAGAGTTACAGAAGTTCCTAAAGAAAGAGAATAAAAAAGATTAATGGTTAAACCTACAAATGAGGGTTACTTAGGTAACAATCTCATCAAAAGAGCAGGTATTGAATCTCAATACACTGAAGAAGAGTTTAAAGAATACTTGAAGTGTTCTAAAGAACCCGTTCATTTTATAGAAAATTATTGTCAAATTATATCATTAGACGAGGGTCTTGTCAAATTTAAACTTCGTGGATATCAAGGAAATCTGATAGAACACTATGATAGAAATAGGTTCAATGTAGTTCTTGCATCACGTCAGAGTGGTAAGTCAATCACATCATGTGCATATCTATTATGGTATCTACTATTTCACCCCGAAGTAACTGTCGCTGTACTTGCAAACAAAGGTGCAATTGCAAGGGAAATGATATCTCGTATTGTTACCATGTTAGAGAGTGTTCCATTCTTTTTACAGCCAGGCGTAAAGATTCTTAACAAAGGTAATATAGAATTTGCAAATGATTCTAAGGTCGTTGCAGCTGCAACATCTTCGAGTTCTATTCGTGGATTATCTATAAACCTCTTGTATCTTGATGAGTTTGCGTTCGTAGAAAATGCAGAAGAGTTCTATACATCTACCTATCCTGTTGTTACCTCGGGTAAAAATTCAAAGGTTATTATCACATCTACTGCAAATGGTGTTGGTAATATGTTCTATAAGATATATGAGAGTGCAGTACAGGAACAATCTGAATACAAAAACTTTCTTATCAACTGGTTTGATGTGCCAGGCAGAGATGAAGAGTGGAAGAAACAGACCATTGCAAACACATCCGAAACTCAGTTCGAACAGGAGTATGGTAACTCATTCTTGGGAACTGGTAATACCCTCATAAACAGTAATGTTTTACTAGGACTAAGGAGTGTAGACCCTGATTGGAATAGAGATAATATAAATATATACGAAAGACCCAAAGAAGGGCATTCATATGTATGTACAGTTGATGTTTCTAAGGGTAGAGGAATAGATTATTCAACATTTAGTATTTTCGATGTGAGTAGTCAACCATTTAAACAAGTTGCAACATTTAGAGACAATATGCTCTCACCTATGTTACTTCCCGACATGATAAGTAAGTATGTAAAACCATACAACGAAGCATTAGTGATAGTAGAGAACAATGCAGAAGGTGGTACAGTTGCAACTCAATTACACTATGATATAGAATATCCTAATGTTTTTGTGCAAGGGATGACAAAACAAGAAGATATCGGTGTAACAATGAACAGAAAAATCAAAAGGATTGGTTGTTCAACACTAAAAGAATTATTAGAAGAAAATAGATTAGAATTAATTGACCGTGCAACTATAACTGAATTACTAACATTTGTTAACAAAGGTAATTCTTATGAAGCTGCAAAGGGATATCATGATGACATGGTTATGAATTGTGTATTATTTGCATGGTTTGTAACAACAGAATTTTTCTATCATTTAACGGATTCACAAGTTAAAGACTTGTTGTATTCAGAACAACAAAAAATGATTGAAGAAGACCTATTACCAGCAGGTGTTTTTGGTTCAACCCCTGCAGAAGAAGTATCATTTGTAGATAAAGAAGGAGATAGGTGGTTTCAATCGTAAAAAATCATGTGTTGGTGGGTTTTTATTTGTTATAAATAAAACAGTAAACAACACTTTTTACATTAACAGGAGTAAAAGAGTATGACATTTCAAGTATCACCAGGCGTTCAAATCTCAGAAATAGATTTGACAAATGTTGTTCCAGCAGTATCCAGTACAACTGGTGCATTTGCAGGTTCATTTAATTGGGGCCCTGTTGATGAAGTTGTAACAGTTTCAGATGCAAAGGGTTTGGTAGACAATTTTTCTTCACCAGCAAATTCAGTTGCAGGAGCTGAAGACTTCTACACAGCAGAATCCTTCCTTAAATATGGTTCTTCTTTAAGAATCGTTAGGGTAAACACAAACGGTCTTTTCAGTGCAAATGCAAGTGGAAATGCCTCTTCATTACTAAAAAACAACGATGACTATGTAAACACTTATAAGAGTGGTGGACAAGCAGGAACTGCAGGACAGTGGATAGCAAGAAACCCAGGCTCACTAGGTAACTCATTAAAAGTATCATCATGTGCTAGTGCAGACGCATACTACAACGATAACGTAACTACAGTAGACGGAAACGAAGGAACAGGACAAACTGTTATTTCCGTAGTAAGTGGTGCAGTATTCATCGTTGGAGATATAATCAGATTTGCAGGACACAACACAGAATATAAAATTACTGCAATCAATTCAAACGATTTAACAGTAGAAGCAGTAGGACAACCTGCTGGAACTGGTTTAACAGTTGATGTTGCAACTGGTGTTCAAGTATCAAGATATTGGGAACACTATGCATTATTCAGTAAAGCACCAGGCACATCTTCAGGTGCTACACTTGCAGGTGCAGGTGCAGACGAACTACACATTGTAGTTATTGACGAAGATGGTGCAATTTCAGGTGCATCAGGAACAGTTTTAGAATCATATGGTTTTGTATCACTTGCATCAGATGCTAAAGATGCACAAGGTGGTTCATTATACTATAAAGATGTAGTATCAAATAGTTCATCATGGGTATATTGGAGTGGACATAACACTGCAACAGACCTAACAGTATCAGAAAGTAGAACACTTGCACAATCAGTAAGTAATGTATTTACTGGCCCATCAACACCTTTCTCATCATCATTAAGTGGTGGTGCAGATGGTAGAATATCTACTGCAGGTGAGAAACATGGTGCATGGTCAACTCACTTCGGTGATGCAGAAACTATCGACTTCTCAATGTTATTAGTAGGTTCAACAAGAACTGATAACGGAAGTGGTGTTCAACAAGACATTCTTGCAGACTGGACAACATTAACAAACCAAGCAATCCTTCTTTGTGAAACAAGAAAGGACTGTATGGCAATATGTTCACCAAGATATGCAGATGTCGTGGGTGTTTCATCAGAAGAAACACAATCAAGTAATGTAATCACAACTGCAAATACAGCAACATCAAGTTCTTATGCAGTTATCGATTCAACATGGGTATATCAATACGATAGATTCCATGACACATACAGATGGATTCCTGCAAACGGACACACTGCAGGTATTATGGCAAGGTCAGACCTATTAAGAGATGCATGGGTATCTCCTGCTGGGTTCTCAAGAGGTCAATACTTAGGTATAACTAAACTTGCATTCAATCCAAAACAAGGTTCAAGAGACGATTTATATCGTGCAAGAGTTAACCCTGTAGTCACATTCCCAGGCCAAGGTACATTGTTATATGGAGATAAGACTGCATTAACAACACCTAGTGCATTTGATAGAATTAATGTAAGAAGGTTATTCATAGTATTAGAGAAAGCAATTGCAACTGCAGCTAAAGCTCAGTTGTTTGAATTTAACGATGCATTTACTCGTGCTCAATTTAGAGCTGCAGTAGAACCTTTCTTAAGAGATGTTAAAAACAGAAGAGGATTAGTAGATTATTCAGTTATTTGTGATGAAACAAACAATACAGACACTGTTATAGACAGAAATGAGTTTGTATGTTCAATCTTCGTAAAACCTGCAAAATCTATTAACTTCATAACTTTAAACTTTATTGCTGCTAGAAGTGGTGTTGAGTTTGAAGAAATATATAGTGCAGTTTAAGGAGAAATAAAACATGGCAACAATAGACCAATTTAAAGCACAATTAATCGGAGGTGGCCCAAGAGCTAACAGATTTAGGGTGTTTGTTCCTAGAACAGGAAACAAGATAGAGTTTTTGTGTAAAGCAACAAGTATACCTGCTGCTACAATCACTCCAGTAGAAGTCCCGTTCAGAGGTCAAGTACTTAAACTTGCAGGTGATAGAACTTTTGAAGATTGGAGTATCACTGTTATAAACGATAATGAGTTCTCTGCAAGAACTGCTTTAGAAGCATGGCAAGAAGAAATCCAAGGATTTGGAACTTCTGATGGTGCAACTTCAACTGATTACTTAATTTCTCGTGCATTCGTAGAACAGTTAGGTAAAGATGATTCAGTCCTTGCGAGATATGAGTTCTTTAATATGTTCCCAAATTCAATCGGTACAATCGATTTATCTTATGAAAACGGTGATGCTTTGGAAGAATTTGAAACAACATTCTCATATTCTCACTGGGAAAGAGTCGTTTAAGTAGAATTAAAGTGAAAATAACACTCACGAAGGTGTTATAAATAATAGTATGGAAATATTTGGATTTGAAATATCTCGTAAGAAAGACGAGTTAAGAGCAACGACTGTTAAACAAGGACAGTCTTTTGTTCCACCTGTAGACGATGACGGAACACCCGTCATTGCACAACAAGCAGGGTATATTGCAGGAGGTGCTTATGGTGCCTATGTTGATATGGATGGTGGTATTAAGAATGAGGTTGAACTCATTCGTAGATACAGAGAAACATCCCTAGTGCCTGAATGTGATGCAGCTATAGAAGACATTATAAATGAGTGTATCACATCGGATAGTGCTGATAGGATAGTTACACTTGACTTAAGAGATGTCAAACTCTCAGACAGCATCAAGAAAAAGATGCAAGACGAATTTAGTCATATCCTATCTCTAATGAAGTTCAATCAGAACTCTCATGAATTATTCAGAAAATGGTACGTTGATGGAAGAATATACTTCCATAAAGTCGTTGACACTAAAAGACCGAAACTGGGTCTTGTGGATTTACGAAACGTAGACCCTCTTAAAATTAAGAAAGTTAGAAACGTAGAAGAAGAAAAGGGTTCAGACGGAATTAAAAGAATCAAGTCTATTGAAGAATTTTATGTCTTCAACGATAAAGGATTCGACAAGAGTAGTGCTGTAGAAGGTTCTACACTTAAAATTGCACCTGAAGCAGTATGTTACACTACTTCGGGTCTTTTAGACTACAACAAAAATGCAGTTATCGGGTATCTGCATAAAGCATTGAAAACTTCAAATCAGTTATCAATGATGGAAGATGCACTTGTAATTTATAGATTATCAAGAGCTCCCGAAAGAAGAATTTTCTACATTGATGTAGGAAACCTTCCAAAAGCAAAGGCAGAACAGTACCTTGCAGAGACTATGAATAAGTATAGAAATAAACTTATTTACAATGCAGATACTGGTGAGATAAAAGACGATAGAAAACATATGAGTATGTTAGAAGACTTTTGGTTGCCGAGAAGAGAGGGTGGTAGAGGAACAGAGATTACTACACTGCCTGGCGGACAGAATCTTTCAGAAATAGATGATATAGAATACTTCAAGAAGAAACTATATCAATCACTGAATGTTCCTTCGTCAAGAATGGAGTCCGACAATGGGTTTAACATGGGTCGTTCTTCAGAGATTAGTAGAGACGAACTTAAATTTAATAAGTTCACTAACAGACTTCAGAAGAAGTTTGCTAGAACATTTACAGACATTTTAAGAACTCAAGTTATTCTTAAAGAGATAGTAAGTCAAGAAGAATTTGATAAGTTTAAAGACTTTATCCAATACGACTTTACTGCAGATAATCACTTTACAGAATTAAAAGAACAAGAGATTTTTAAAGAAAGATTAGATGCATTACAAGGTGCATCAGAGTATGTCGGTCAATACTTCTCACATGAATATGTAAGAAAGTATATACTTAGACAAACAGAAGAGGACATTGAACTTCTTGACCAGCAGATAAAAACTGAAAAGGAAACAATGCCAGACCAAGACGATGACGGTTTTTCATCATATTAGGAGATATAAATAATGAGTAGTGAAATAGCAAAACAGATAGTTGACACCATAGAAAAAGGTAGTCTTTCTGATGCAAAGGAACTAATAGACCAAGGTATCAAGCAGAAAGCAGCAGAGACCGTGGACATGAAAAGAGTAGAACTACAAGTTGATTGGATGAATCAATCAGCAGAAACACAAGGAATGTAATGAAAAGTTTTTCTTCAATGCAAATCGAACTAAACGAGGCAAAGTTTAAACTTCCTCGTGGAGAGAAAGAGTTGAAGAGAGATGTTACTAAAGTTGGTTCATCGAAAGTTGAAATAGTATACACTGATAACAAAGGTAAGGTTAATGTGTATATAGATGGTAATTTATTCAGTGAGAAACCTTACAAAGACTTAAAAGGTGCAGAGAAGGAGATGAAACAGATAAAATCTATTATGTCATCATCCGATATGCAAGAAGTAAAATTAGAGGACATTATAAATGAAATTAATAGCTGAATTTAACGAGACAATATCTCCAATCATCACCGAATCAAAAGACGGTAAAGGTAAAGACTACTTCATAGAAGGGGTCTTTATGCAAGCAGACATCAAAAATAGGAATGGTAGAATCTATCCTATGGAAGTGATGGAAAAGGAAGTTGAACGATATACAAAAGAGTTTGTAGAAAAACAAAGAGCATTTGGTGAGTTAGGACATCCTGAAGGGCCAACAATCAATTTAGACAAAGTTTCACACTTAATAGAATCACTTACACTCGAAGGTAAAAATTACGTGGGTAAAGCAAAAATATTAAGTACTCCTAATGGAGAAATAGTTAAAGCACTTATCAATGATGGTGCAAAACTTGGTGTTTCATCTAGAGGTCTAGGTTCACTAGAACAAAAAGGTGGCGCACAAATGGTAAAAGGTGATTTCCAACTTGCAACAGCAGGTGATATAGTTGCAGACCCGTCTGCACCTGAAGCATTCGTTGAAGGAATAATGGAAGGAGTCGAATGGGTATATCAGAATGGTATACTTACTGCAGTTCAAGTTGAGCAGATGCAAAACGAGTTAAAAACTGCAAAACTAAATAAATTGGAAGAAACCAAGTTAAATCTATGGAAAAGGTTCGTTGAGAGTCTATAACATATAAATAAATTAAGTAGTTCATTAGAAACTAATAACAGGAGAAAAAAATGGCAGATTTAGAAAACAACCTAGAAAGTATCGAAGAGGTAAAACAACCTCATGACGGTGCTGAAAAAGGAGATTCAAAACCAGTCAAACAAGGTTCATCTGATGCCGCAGAAATTGGAAGTGGTAAAGTTGAAGTCGTCAAACCCGAAGAAAATCCTGTTGACAAAGCAGTTGCATCAGTAAAGAAAGCTGAAACAGCACCATCTAACGAAGGTGATGCTCAGAAGAAAAATGCTGGTAAATCTGAAAAAGCAGATTCAATCAAAGAAGATGAAGAAGAGTCTAAAAAAGACGAAGTCAAATCTTCAAAAATGGAATCAATCAAAGCTATCGTCAACAATATGAAGGAAATGACTAAGGAAGACATCCAATCAATATTGGGAACAATATCTGAAGAAGAAGTTGACGAAAGTTTGACAAAAGCAGAAGTTGCTAGAAAAGTAGTAGAGTCTTTGAAGTCTATGACTGAAGAAGAAGTTACAGAAACTTATGGTAAACTGAACGCAAACAAGAAGAAAGAAGACGAAGAAGGTGAACAAGAAGAAGAAGAGAAATCTGTTTCTGAAGAAATTTCATCTGAATTAGAATCATCTCTTGTTGAAATTGAAATAGATGACGACCTATCAGCAATTTCAGAAGCATTAGACCTTTCTGAAGAAAATGCAGAAAAGGCAAAAACAATCTTCAAAGCAGCAGTTTCAAGTAAGGTACAAGAAGTATCTGAAGAATTGAAAGCTCAATATGAAGCAGAATTAAAAACCACAGTTGAGACTGTCAAAGGTGACCTATCGGAAGCAGTTGATAAGTACTTAACGTATTGTGCAGAAGAGTGGACGAAAGAAAACGAACTTGCTATAGAACGTGGTTTAAGGTCAGAAATGACAGAAAACTTTATCGAAGGTTTGAAAACATTGTTCGTAGAACATTATGTTGACGTTCCTGAAGATAAGTATGATGTTATCGATGAACTTGCAAATCGTCTTGACGAGATGGAACAAAAACTTGACGGTGAAGTAAATAGAAATATGGACATCACTGAAGAGTTAGACACCCTCAAAAGAGATAACGTAGTTTCAGACGCATCGAAAGATTTGACTGAAACACAAAAAGAGAAACTATCTTCACTTGCTGAAGGAGTAGACTTTAAAGATGCAGAAGACTTCGCTGAGAAGATTTCTGAAATCAAAGAAGCATACTTCCCTGCAGAAGGTGAAAGTGTAGTTGAAGAAACTTTAGTTGTTGAAGGTTCTGAAGAATTTAAAGTAGAGGAATCTACAGAAGTTCAGAAAGACCCTACAATGGCAAAGTATACACAAGCAATCAGTAAGTTAAAACCATTAGGTTAAGACTTACTTAATAAAGGAAATAAAATGTTTTTATCAGAAAACTTACAAGAAAAGTGGCAACCGATTCTAGAACACGCCGATTTACCAAAAATCGAAGACAACTACAAACGTGCTGTTACTGCTGTTATCCTTGAAAACCAAGAGAATGCTCTAAACGAAGACAGAGCTCAATTGGCGGAAGCAGCACCTTTAAATGCTACTGGTAGTTCAATTTCAAACTGGGACCCGATTTTAATATCCCTAGTTAGAAGAGCTATGCCAAATCTCGTTGCATACGACATTTGTGGCGTTCAACCTATGACTGGCCCGACAGGACTTATCTTTGCAATGAAAGCAAGGTATAACGACTATCCATCAGAATCTGTTGTAAATAAAACTGAAGCAATGGGAATCAACGAAGTTGAATCACGTTACTCATCAGAAAATCAAACAGTAACTGCTGGACTACAAGCTACGGCTAACTCAGACCCTTTTAACTCTGACTATGCAACTCATACTGGAAACGGAATGACTACTGCATCTGCAGAAGCATTAGGTGATGTTGAAGCATCAAACGGTTTTGCTCAGATGGCATTCTCAATAGAGAAAGCAACTGTTACTGCAAAATCAAGAGCATTAAAAGCAGAATACACATTAGAACTTGCACAAGACCTCAAAGCAATCCACGGTCTTGACGCTGAGTCAGAACTTGCGAATATTCTTTCATCAGAAATTCTTGCAGAAATCAACAGAGAAGTTGTTAGAACAGTAAACGTACAAGCAAAAACAGGTGCATCAGCAACTGCTTCTGCAGGTACATTCAACTTAGATGTAGATGCAAACGGAAGATGGTCTGTTGAGAAATTCAAAGGTTTATTATTCCAAATCGAAAGAGAATCAAACACAATTGCTAAAGAAACAAGAAGAGGAAAAGGTAACTTTATCCTATGTTCTTCAGACGTAGCAAGTGCATTGTCAATGGCAGGTGTATTAGATTACGCTCCAGCTCTTTCAACTAACCTAAACGTAGATGATACTGGTAATACTTTTGCTGGTTTATTAAACGGTAGAGTTAAAGTATATGTTGACCCTTATGCAGGTGTTGACTACTTAACAGTAGGTTATAGAGGTACTAACCCTTATGACGCAGGTCTTTTCTACTGCCCATACGTTCCATTACAAATGGTTCGTGCAGTCGGTGAGAACACATTCCAACCAAAAATCGGTTTCAAAACTAGATATGGTATGGTTTCAAATCCATTTGTCGGTGCTACACCAGCAAACGGACTTGCATCAGCAGGTACTAACCAGTACTACAGAAAATTTGCAGTGTCAAACATTCTGTAAGACGAAAGTCTCATTCCTTAATCGGAATACTAAAAAGGTCTCTCACGAGACCTTTTTTTTTATCTTTAAACTGGGACTGCATCCTTCCGAATCATGCCTTATTATCCTTTCCTTCAAAGTTGACTCTAATCGTTCAATGTCTTGGGGATTAACCCAATTCTTTACACCGTGTCCTTCTAGTGAGGCCTTACCTCAATTTTATCTAGGTCAATAGGTAGTGACCATAAAGAAATTCGTTTACCATACTTTCCCAATTCGTCAAAAATTTCAAGTACTTCTCTGTTCGGATTCTATCCACACCTCACGATTATATGCCACGTCTTAATTGACTTTAACAGTGTGGAACACCTTTTCTATACGGAACAACCTCTCACAACCAACTTACTTCCGTCTCGATTTCCTACTTTACTAGTATACCAAAAAGTGGAGGGGATTGTCAACCTAAATACAAGGTACAATAAAGTACATTACACATACACACAGGAGAAAAATATGAGTAATTTAAATAAATCGGGGTTCGAAATCAGAGCCGACCTATTATCACAAGCAGAAGGACTATTGACTTCTAATTATCAGAGGGAAGTTGATGCTATCTACGCACACAACGACTCATTCCCAAATGATAAAAAACCTTTACCATTAAGAGAAATCACTGGTGAAGAAGTCATTAGAGTTGCAAGACAATTGAATGAGTTCGTCATCGAAAAATAATATTTGTCTATCGTGCAATTTGTGTTGTTCACAACCGAATGAGACAATCCACCTCTTTGATAAAGAATACGAACTATTCGATGTAAAGGATATTACCTCATATGAAGGTCAAGACTTTACACATAGTGTAACTTTTGATGGGGGTGGTTGCACAAACCTAACATCAAATGGCATATGCAGAGTATATGATAAACGACCATACACTTGCAGAACCTTTGAGTGTGGAGTATTGGTAAAATACAAAACAGGTGAGTATGATTATGATAAATCCAAACGACTCATACAACTTGTTAAAAATGGTGACATGAAAGTTTGGAGAGAGGAATTTGAGAAAGATTCCATTTCACCAAAAACGGTGATGAAAAAAACATAAATAACTGTATAACGGAGAATTAAATGACAGATTATGAAAGAACAGTGAAAGTTTTAGAAGGGCCATGGTCAACTAAAGCATTCCCAAATGGTGAAGAAACAACGGAAGGAGTTATCAGTAGAAAGATTACCACACTATATGAAAAGGACGGATATCTTTGTGAAGAGGTAGTTACAAGAGAATATAGAGGTAATGACTACATGGACACTTCAACAAACAAGAGAGTATTAAAACTTGACAACTAATATCAATACATCTATTCTTAATAAGAATAATTTCAGACTCATCATAGACAAGATTCCTACAGTGGAATACTATGTTAGGTCTGTTAATATTCCTGGCTTACAGTTTACAGAAGTGGAAACTGGTGCAGGTGTTGGAGTAGATGCATTTTTTCCAGGCGACAAAGTTTCCTTTGATAACTTAGAAGTGCAGTTCCTTGTCGATGAAGATTTGGAAAACTTCAAAGAAGTGTATGATTGGATGAATGCAATTATTCCAATCAAAGACCCATCAGATTTTGAAAACTATGTTGAAACTGTAAAAACTCCAACTGGTAGGTTGTCAGCAATAAACAATGACTTAAATCAGTATTCAATGATTACACTTGTAATGAACACTAATAAAAACATTCCAAATAAGTTTTTAAGGTTCTATGACTGTTTCCCTACTGGAATCAGTGGAATGGAATTAGAGTCAGGTTCTGAAACTGAACCAGTAGTGTGTACAGCAACATTTAGATTTACTTATTACGATATAGAAACCACTTCATAAAACCCACTTTTTGTGGTATAATATACAGTATGAACTTAGATGAATTAAAAACCATGTGGAAAGAAGATTGTGAGATAGATGATATCGAATTAGATAATGCATCACTTGAAGTCCCTAAACTACATGCAAAATACCAAGACTTACTAACCAGTAAACTTTTATTAGCAAAACAATACGAATTTAAATACAATGAACTACTCAAAGATAAGTGGTTATGGTATAACGGTAAAATGGACATGGATAGAATTAATGAATTGGGATGGGAACATGACCCACTTGACGGTGTTAATGTCATGAAAGCAGACATGCATTACTTTTACAATTCAGATAAAGACCTCATGGAAATGAAGGCAAAACAAGATTACTTAAAAATAACAATAGACTTTCTCAAAGAGTGTATGCAAAACATTACTTGGAGACACCAAACAATTCGTAATACGATTGATTGGAGAAAGTTCATGGCAGGAAGTTAAATGATACTAAAGAATTATATTTGGAATGCACCATCCTTTTTCAATGACAAAGAAGTAGAACTTTTTCATAAAACTGCAAATAAGATTGATTTCATGGATGCAGAGATTGGAATGGGACAACAAGACCCCGATGGAGATGGTGGTCTAAAAGGTGATTTCAATGAGGACATTAGAAGTTCGAGAGTAAAATGGTTTGGTGGACACGAAATGCCACAAGAACTTATAGATAAGATGTATGAAGCATTGTATCTTGCATGTGATGAAAGTGGATGGACTGATTTAATCACAGAGAATGAACCACCTCAGTATACAGTTTATGATGCACAACCTAATAAGAAGAAAGGGGACTTCTATACATGGCATACTGATGCAGGGCCAGAACCATTACCAAATGGAGTTATAAGAAAGTTAAGTATGACTATACAATTATCAGACCCCGATGATTATGAGGGTGGGCATTTTCAATGGTTAGAACCTCACCGACAGTTAGATAAAATTACAGAGAAAGATACTAGCATAGACATTAATCAATCTATAAGAACCGTTCCATTTTCTGCAAAGGCAAAAGGAAGTGTTGTGGTATTTCCTTCGTTTGTTTATCATCAAGTAACACCAGTTTTAAGAGGTACAAGAAAATCACTAGTTGTGTGGTTTAACGGTCAACCTTATGTCTAATACAGTTCGTGTCTCTAAGATAGACGAAGTTTTTTTAAAAGTAGAGTGTCCCGATGATGGTCTTGCAAAAGACTTGTTTGACTTCTTTTCCTTTACAGTTCCAAATGCAAAGTTTATGCCTTCCTACAGAAACAAATGGTGGGATGGTAAGGTTCGTTTATTCTCAATCAAAACAAGAAAGATATACATAGGATTACTTCCTTACATAGATGAGTTCTGTAAAGAACGAGGATATGAGTTTGAAGGGATTGAAGATGTTATTGGTGTTAAACATAGAGAGAAGTGTAGTCAGTCATGGTTAGCAGATTTAGACTTACCTTTTCCTCCAAGAGATTATCAGATAGATGCATTCAATACTGCAGTTCAATATGGGAGACAACTATTACTATCTCCAACTGCAAGTGGTAAGTCATTGATTATATACTTACTTGCAAGATACTATGATGTTAAAACGGTTATCATAGTTCCTACTACATCACTAGTAGAACAAATGACAAAAGATTTTGAAGAGTATGGATATAAGGAAAGAGTCTGTAAGATATATCATGGACAAGAAGTGTTTGATGCACCAATAACAATCACCACATGGCAATCATTCGCAAAAGCACCAAAGGAGGTGTTAAGTTCTTTTGATATGGTTGTCGGTGACGAAGCACATTTATTCAAAGCAGATGTTCTCAAAGGTATCTTAGAGAAGATGAAAAAAACTGCAATACGATTTGGAACTACTGGAACACTGGATGGTTCAGAGGTTCATAGATTACAACTCGAAGGTTTGTTCGGCCCAGTCAAAAAAGTTATATCAACTAAAGATTTAATGGAAGATGGAACTATTGCAAATCTTTCAATTGATTGTATCATACTTCGTCATACTAAACAGAAGAAAGGGAACTACCAAGAAGAGATGGACTACTTGGTCGGCAATGATAGTAGGAACGAATTTATTTGTAATCTTGTATATTCACTTAAAGGAAATACATTAGTCTTGTTTCAATATGTAGAGAAACATGGTGCAGTCTTACATGGTAAAATGTTTAAGAGACTTGATGATAAACTACACTATGTTTACGGTGGAACTGATGTAACTGATAGAGAAGAAGTCAGAACAATCGTAGAGAAAGCAGAAGACAATGTTATACTTGCATCTTATGGTACATTCTCAACTGGAGTGAACATTAAGAAAATTGATAATGTGGTTTTTGCATCACCATCCAAATCAAGAATTAGAAATCTACAATCAATTGGTAGAGGACTTCGTAAGACTGAAGGCAAAACAGAAATGAGACTGTTTGACATTGCAGATGATTTACAATGTAATAACTATACACTTAACCACCTTAAAGAAAGAATAAATATCTATAACGAAGAAGGATTTAAATACGAAATAAAACAATTCAACTTATGAGATACGAAGTAATAAAAATAATAACGGGTGCTGAGATTTGTGGTATGGTAGAAGAAGTAGGAGATACTATAAGGATTACTGCACCTATGGTATGTCAACTTTCAAGATTAGATTTAACTAATACTCTTGCAACCTTTATACCTTACACACCTGTAAGTTCAGACTCAATGATTTCTATAGACACTGAACATGTTCTTCATAGAAGTAAAATGAGTGAACAATACATCCCCTTTTATGATGAAGCATCCTCAAAGTGGTTAACTATGGTAGAAACTGAATCTATCCCTTTAACCAACAAGATGCCTAAAATGGAATACATCAAAGACACCATCAACAAATTAGTTGCAGGAATGTCAGATGAAGAATTAGATAAACTGGAAGAGGAACAGTTCTTAGAAGAAGATTCTCTTCTTGCACCATCCGACCCTAAGAAAATTCATTAGGATTTTAGTTTGTCTAAATATGTGCGTATAACATAGATTTATATCACATTATACAAAATACTTATAACTTAACTTTAGGAAAACCATGACCACAGCAACTTTTTTTGCGAAGAGCATGGTGCGAAAAGCTAGAGAAGTCAACCATCAAGTTAGACCTGTAAAGAGAAAACTGGTTGACACTATCGAATTTCTAGTGCTGATGACTCTTCCGTTCTTACTACCATTTATGATAATGTATCTATCGAGGGCATCCCTATGAGAGATAAATTAGAAATCGGTACACTTACGTTTATTTTTTGTTTATCAGTACTTTCACTTACAGGAGTATAATATGAAAGAATTAGGAATGTCTCTATTAGGATGTATTGCAATCGCAACTTTCTTTGTTGCAAAAGTATATCCAAACTTAGAATACAGTGGATATAGTAGTAATACTTCATGCACTGGTCAGTGTTATGTTGACTATGTTGCATTGAACGGAACTGCATCAGAAATACAACAAAGAAAAAATGCACTTGCAAATGCAGATGAGTTCTCTTCTATTAGAAGTCTATGGAGTGGGTGTGCAGCTTGTCACGGTGCAGAAGGTCAAGGTATGGCAGTCTTTCCTAAACTTGCAGGTCAATCACAAGATTACATTGTAAGTAAACTCAATGCATATAAAAATAGAGAGACAGTCGGTAATATGTCTTCTACTATGTGGGCTCAAGCAGGAATGTTGAGTGATGCAGATATCAATATGATTGGTAAGTTTATAGAGGTGGAGTTAAAGTAATGTACGTTCCTTGGTTTACAAAACCCGATACTGAAAAGAAAATACTACAGGTTGTAAACCTTTCACCTGATGAATCTTGGATTGAGAAAATTGTTGAAGTTCACCCAATGAAACAAGTTGCAATAATGTCAGTCGTGCAAGTCCTCGTTTTCGGTTTTATGCTCTTGTCCTTTTACTTAATCAACGTAGGATTGGACAGATTGTGAAACACTATATAATATATACAATTTTAGGTTGGTGCATGTTTGAACTTGCCGTTGGTGATATCGATAGAATGAGTCGTGCAATTAATAATCCTGCAAAGAGTAGAGTTATAACCTACACTTAATCCCTTATTATAGTATATCCCCTCGGGACATATTAATAATATCATATGATTTCAAATTCTACAAGAGGGTTTCTTAAAAAAGTTTAATTATTTTATTTCAAAAACCCTCTATGAATTTAAAGAATTATCCGTATAATAGAGGTATGACAACAAAAAAAGACCCCAAAAAAGCAATTCATTATGTATCTAATAAAGACTTTACAGCTGCAGTTGCAGATTATGTAAGTCAGATACAGTCCAATCTTTCTGAAGGAAAGGAAGCACCACAAATGTCAGAGTACATAGGAGAGTGCATTTATAAAATTGCAACCCGTCTATCTACAAGACCAAACTTCATCAACTACACATATAGAGATGAAATGATTTGTGATGCAATTGAAAACTGTATTCAATACATTGGGAACTTTAAAGTAGAGAAGTCCAACAATGCATTCGCATATGTTACCCAAATCTGTTACTATGCTTTCTTAAGAAGAATACAAAAAGAAAAGAAACAGGTTTACATCAAACAAAAGTCAACAATAGAATCTGCATTAACATTAGATTCATTTACAACTATAGATGGCATTCATGACCCAACCCTTATTAACACAAATGTTGAGTGGATGAACGAAAATATGAATCATGTCGAGTATAAACCTCGTAAATCTAAAAGAGTATCAACAAAGAATAATTTAGAAACTAACTTCTCAGAAGAAGAGGAATAATTGAAAATAGCAATCTTAAATGACACCCATGCAGGTGTTAGGTCGGATATGTTGGAAATGGCAAAATATCAAGGTCGTTTCTACGAGGAAATATTTTTCCCATATCTAGATGAACATGATATCAAACAAGTGATTCACTTGGGAGATTACTTTGATAGAAGGAAGTATGTAAACTTTTCCAGTCTACATGCTAATCGTAAACACTTCATTGAACCTTTAGTAGAAAGAGGAATCCAAATGGATTTAATTCTTGGTAATCATGACACTTATTATAAGAATACAAATGATGTCAACTCACCCGAACTTTTACTATTCAATGAATCAAACATTAATGTTATACAAGAACCCGAAGTAAAAGAATATGATGGATATCCTATTGCACTTGTTCCGTGGATTAATCCCGAAAATTATGCAGATACAGTAGAGTTTTTACACTCTGCAAAGGCAACCCAATGTTGGGGTCACTTTGAGTTTGAAGGTGCATTGATGCAGCCAGGATTCAATTGTCCACATGGATTAGACCATACTTATGTAAAAAGATTTGAACAAGTCTTGAGTGGTCATTTCCATCACAAATCAGAAGTTGGTAATATTAGATACTTAGGAAGTCAAATGCAATTCACATGGTCGGACTATGGAGACAACAAATACTTCCATATCTTCGATACCGAAACACAAGAAATAACACCAGTTCACAATCCACTTGAAATGTTTGAGAAAGTTTTCTATGACGACAGCAAAGAAACTTTTGATACTATAACTGAAAAGGACTTATCAAGTGTGAATGGTAAGTTTATAAAACTTATTGTTATAAACAAAGACAATCCATATTGGTTTGATACATTCTTGGATAAAGTCCATGCCGAGAATCCTCTTCACCTACAAGTAGTAGATGATAATAAACATATGGATTTCTTTGATGATTCAGAGATAGATGATATCGAAGACACTTTAACTATCGTAGAGAAATATGTAGATAGTTTAGAAATACAAGGAAAGAAAAAACCACTCAATGACTTAATGACATCCCTATATGATGAAGCATTAGACCAACACAATTACTTATGATAAATTTTAAAAAGGTAAGATGGAAAAATTTACTTTCATCGGGAAATAATTTTACAGAGATAGACCTAAATGCACACCAAACAACCCTAATACTTGGAGAGAATGGTGCAGGTAAATCTACACTTTTAGATGCATTGTGTTTTGGTCTTTATGGTCGTGGGTTCAGAAACTTAAAGAAAGAACTTCTTATTAATAGTGTTAACGAGAAAGGACTTATAGTAGAGGTTGAATTTAACATAGGTAAAAAAGAGTATAAGGTTATGCGAGGTGCAAAACCTAATAAGTTTGAGATACATGTTGATGGAGTATTCGTCAACCAAGATGCAACAGTAAAGGATTACCAAGAACAATTAGAAAAGAATATTCTTAAGATGTCTTATCGTTCATTCACCCAAGTTGCAATCTTAGGTTCTGCAAACTTTGTCCCATTCATGCAATTGAAAGCAAAGGATAGAAGAGGTCTTATCGAAGACCTATTAGACATATCTATCTTTTCGACTATGAGTGACATCCTAAGAAAAAGAGTCAGTAATTACGTTGTAGAGCAACGTGAGAATGAACATGAAATAAATATTATGGAAGAGAGAATCAATGGTTTGAATGAACAGTTGACTGCACTTCGTGTAAATCGTGATGAGAAGATAGGTAAGTTTCAGTCTACTATAAAAGAAACTGAAGATAATGTCGACTCACTTATGGAAAAGGTTGAATTAAAAACTGAAACCATTAAAGAAAAAACATCTTCAATTTCAGATAGAGACCCACAAGGAGACCGTCTGAAACAAGCTCTAGAGTTTGAAAAGAAGATGGAAGAGAACAGACGAAAAGTAGAAAAAGAAATATCATTCTATGAAAAGAATGATGAATGTCCAACATGTAAACAAGGATTAGATGAGGAACACAAAAAAACTCACATCGCAGAGAAACAGAAGAAGAAGGACGAACTGGTATCTGCACTCCAACAAATTGAAGACACAATCACAGACTCCTCCAACAGAATGGACGAAATCGGAAAAGTCCAACAAGGAATAGAATCTCTTCAAAAACAAATTGCAGTTATCCAAACTGAAATTATTTCTAATCAGAAATACATAAAGAAACTTAACAAAGAAATAGAAGACCTACAGATTGAAGCAAACGTCCCCTCTAACACACATGAATCTATAGAAGAGAATGAAAGTAAATTAGAGATACTATTATCTAAAAAAGAAACACTTGTAGACCAAGGACACTATTACGAGTTAGCACAAATGTTGTTGAGAGACCAAGGTGTTAAACAGAAGATTATTAAACAGTATGTTCCAGTAATGAACAATATGATAAACAAGTATCTTGCATCACTGGAGTTCTTTGTAGGATTTGAATTAGATGAATCCTTTGAGGAAACAATCAAGTCAAGATTCAGAGATGTGTTCAAATACGATAACTTTTCACAAGGTGAGAAAATGAGAATAGATTTAAGTATTCTATTTACATGGAGAACTATTGCAAGAATGAAAAATAGTGTTAACACTAACCTGCTCATTCTCGATGAAGTGTTCGACTCTTCACTTGACACTAACGGAACAGACGACTTTTTAAAACTATTGAATACACTTACAGAGAAAACTAATGCATTCATCATATCACATAAAGGTGAAGCATTGTATGATAAGTTTAATGATGTAATTAGGTTTGAGAAACATAAAAACTTCTCCCGAATTGCAGAATAGATAAATAGTACTATGAAATCTTTTAAAGAACATCTAGAGAAACCTTTAGTAAGAAGTAAACTAGCATATTCTTACGACATCCCTGTTGACTTACTAGAGAGTAAGAGCATGGGTGAAACTACACAAAATGCATCCATAACAGAATTGTTTCCGTGTTTAGCATTTAACAAAAAGTTTAGACCCAATAGTGTAGAAGATTTTAAAAAGTTTCTTTACAAGTTAAATATAAAAAGTGCAAAAACCTCTTATGCATCTTCAGATGCAGATGCTGCTGCAGAAGTTATAGACAGACTCAGCACTATGGAAGAAAGGTTTGTTAAGATGAAAATAGAAAATGCAATTGGCATTACAAATTTTTTATATGATTTGAATACTTCTAAACCTATACGAAAAGTAGTATGGGGATATCGTGCAAAACCCACTGGAGTTCCTAAAAATCATGCAGGAGATATTTTTGTATTCTTTAAAAATAAAGAGATACTAGGTATCTCATTAAAGGCAGGAACAACAAAATCTACAGAACCATTATTAAACTCTTATGTTAAGACTCAACTTAAAAAGATGGATAAAGAATCAGCACTTAAACCTATGGAAGATGAACTTTGGGATGCAGTGTATTCTAAAATTCCAAACATAGAATCGGTTGCATCAAAAAGTACTTATGCAAGTGGAGATAGAAAAGTCACTGCAGGTGTCAGACAACTATACTTGGATTACCATCTTCAAAATGAAGAAGAGTCTAACAATTTGTATGCTGCAATGGTAAGAATACAAAGAACTCATGTGTGTAAAGCACTAAATGAATTATCACTAGAAGATTTCAAAAATTGGGTATATGATAATTTCAATTTACAAAAACCTGCAAAAGTTCCACTAATATTAGTAAAAGCAGTAGGTAAAACAGCAGAACAAAAAGGGGACGACCTTGCATCATTATTACCACTGGTCACAAGTTTTAAAGCATATCTAAATAAAGCATCAGTTCAAGAATGGTTTATAGATATAGATACACCCGATGAAATGAAGAAACTGAAGATGACAATTAGAAGTGATGCAGGAGTTAGAGAAGGTAAGAAACTCGCAACACTAGGAAGATTGGCAAAATTTAGTATGTTAAAATTACAATATAGTGGAGTAGTAGATAGATAATGTATACATTAGTAGAAGAAGCATCAAAGGTATTAAGAACACCTCCTTTAGAATTTGATTTTGATAATCCATCAGAAGACCCAAAGGAAATAGAGAGTCTATTATCTGAAGCAATGGATAGATTTGGTGGTATTGGTTTATCTGCAAATCAAGTTGGATTAGATGTTAGATGTTTTGTTATGAAGACTGCAGATGCAGGAAACAAAACTTTCTTTAATCCCGAAATAACAAGACTATCCCAAGAAACAGAATTACAAAAAGAGGGATGTTTATCGTTTCCCGATTTATTTCTTATGATAAAAAGAGCAAGAGTAATAGAAATGAAATATCAAGACAGTGATGGTACTGAACACACTTTGATATTAGATGGTCTTGGTGCAAGATGCGCTCAACATGAAATAGACCATTTAAATGGTATAGTGTTTCTACAACGAGCATCTAAATTGAAATTAGAACGTGCATTGAAATCACGTCCTAAAGAAAAAAGGAAAAGAATAGAAAATGAAAAACGAAGAGCAATTGCAGAGTACATCAAGACCCTTCAATCTGATAAAGATTCCGAATCTAGTGAATCCACAACAAGCAAAGGAACTGATACACTTCCACAAAACGCACAAACATCTTAGAAGTATTGGAGACGGTTCTGATTACTTTGGATTAGATATAGTCCATATCCATACTCAGTGGGTTCGAGATATATTCAGAAGAATAGGTTATCAGTGTGTTGCAGAAATCTATAAAGAAAACTCACAAATAGTCTATCCCGAAATGACATCAATTAATGAGTGGCCAATAGGTGGTACTCAAGAACCACACTTAGACACTTATTCTAGATGGGAAATAGAAGACGAAAATCTAGACCAACAACCCAGTAGAGAGTGGACTCTTATCTTAACCCTTAACGATAATTATGGAGATGGAGAGACATACTTTCCCGAACATGGTTATACACACTCTCCTAGTGCTTGTGAGGGCATTCTTTTCCAAGGTATATACCATTACCATGGTGTAAATGCTGTAAGAAGGTGTTCTAGACATACTATTGCAATGTGGTTTACCTCAAATCCCGACAACCTTTTAATTGACGACAGAACCAAAGTCCTTCAAGACTCCTCTTATACTCTAAAAAATAAGTTAAAATAAATTTGACAATGCCCCTCACTTTTTTGTATACTATGTATATAATGAAAAAAGGAGATAACATGTCAAACATTCACAACGACAACATTAATCAAGAAATTATGGAAGATATCCTGTCTATGGCAGATAAGGATATTTGGAATGTAATTTTTGCAATTGAAAACGAATTTGGTATTGCAGAAGTACCAAGTCCTACAGGTGGTGCAAATGGTTTCATTGCAAAACTATTTGAACTTAGAAAAGAAGCGAGGTCTATTTAATGTTGGATACGAGTTACATAGAAGTTGGGTATGATACCTGTAAGTATACTATAGATGGTATAACAACCACTGCTATAATCAAAGAGGTTACTCCTAATTATCTTTCAGTAAAACCTATCAGTAGACTAGGTAAGAATGTATTTGAGACCAATCTAAGTACCGATTTTGTGGGTCAGACATTCTCTTCAGATTGTTATGATGCAATTGACTTAGAGATATGGATGGACGGAAGAGGTTGTGATAACTCTGCAATCGGTGTGAGTGGTTGTTATGAACCATACACTATGTTAATGACAGAGGTTGCTTAATGAAATATCTTAAAGAGATTACAGATTGGGAAGTATCCAATCACACTTACATGGTCAATGATGCTGGACACTTAGTTGGATACATCAAGACTGGAACTAAAGATGAGATAATCTTTAAGTCCCCAATGAAACAATTTTCTAAATCGAGGAGAAAGTTTGTTGAACTTAAAAAATAAATTTGACAATGCCCCTCACTTTTTTGTATACTTAAAACATGATAAATAAAAACCAAAAAGACCAACTTGCAAAACTCATGGCTACAGAGAACATCACTGTTGTCCATAAGAAAATACCAACTGCATACTTCGATGTTAAGAATAGGATACTTGCTTGTCCTATCTTTAAAGAAGATATGTCTGCAGAACTTTATGACCTATTCATGGGACATGAAGTTGGACATGCATTGAATACTCCTTATGAAGGACTACACTCTGCATTAGAAATGAATAGAACACTTAAAGGATATCTTAATGTTGTAGAAGATGTTAGGATTGAGAAAGCAATCAAAAATAAATTCCAAGGATTAAGAAAATCTTTCTTCACTGCATACAATGAATTGATGGAAATGGACTTCTTCCAACTTAAGAAAAGAAATCTTGCAGACCTTTCATTGATTGACAAAATTAATTTACAAACTAAAGTTGGTTCAAGACTTGGTCTTAAGTTCAACAAAGTAGAACAAGAATTCCTAGACATGGCAGAATCATGCAAAACTTGGGAAGAGGTTGTTGAATGTGCTACTGCAATCTATGAGTATTCTAAAGAGAATGAGACTAGGACTGAAGATGATGAAATGTTAGTTCCTCAAATGTTTGACCTTGGTGACGAAGAAGAAGGTGACGATTCAGAAGAATCAGAAATGGAAGAAATGGAAAATGAATCTCAAGAATCTTCTGATGGTGGAGATTCAGATGAAGATGAAATAGAAGAGGATACACTTCCCGAGTTAAACACCGACAGTGGTGATGATGCAGACGATGAGGTCGACCAAGAAGGTGACACTGATGATGCAGAAGAACAAGTCAAGTCTACTGGTGGTAAAGAAGGTGGTCAAACAAATGGATACCACGACCAAGAAGATGGTGCTAGAGAATCTATCACTGAACACTATGCACACAATAACGAAGACCAATTTCTTTCAGAAGAAAATATTATTAAGACTTCAATCAACTTAAAACCAATATTCAAGAATACTGATATTAAGAAGAATGTCATTTCATTCCAAGAAGTTTTGAATGAGTGGAAAAACTATGTAGACACTAAACCCGATTATGCCCAAGAAGATACTTGGACTAAAAATTATCAGAGGGGTTGTTTTGTTGCAAAAAAACTTGAGAACAAAAACAAAAAGATTGTTGCTCATATGGCAAAAGAATTTGAAATGAAACAGTCTGCACAACTTTCCAAGAAAGCATTCAGTGGTAAAACTGGTAAGTTAGATATGAATAGACTTGCAAAATACCAAATCGTTGACGACATTTTCAAAAGAGCTACATATCTTCCCGAAGGTAAAAACCACGGGTTGAATGTTTTACTTGACTGGAGTGGTTCAATTCACAATCAAGTCACCGACCTATTAGAACAATCAATGATACTTGCAGAGTTCTGTAGAAAAGTTAACATCCCTTATAGAATCTATCTTTTCAGTGACTGTTACTATACAGCAGAAGAGAAAAAAGATGATTACTATGGAAACGGTGGTAAACTAATTGAGATTCTATCTAATGAAATGAACAATAGAAAACATAAAGAAATGATGAGTTACTTAGGTTGCATCTACTCTAACATGTGGAACTCTAACATGAGTTGGAGAAACTATGAGAAAGCACTTACAACATACAATGAGTTCTATGAAGGGTTTGAGACTATGGAACAAGATGGAAGATACTGGGATTTGGAAACAACTTTCCACCCTAGAAACTTCAGACTAGGTGGAACACCATTAGACCAAACACTAGTTTTCCTTAGAAAACTTCTTCCCGAGTTCAACAAACAATATGGAATTGAGAAGTCAATCCTAACAGTTATCACTGATGGGTTCTCTCATAGAGCAGACCTACTTGCAAGGACTCAAGAAGAGAAACAAGACTATGCTGAACAAGAAAAGAACTGTGATGATGATTCATATGCTTGGAGAACCAAACAGTCTAGAGATTTAATCGACCCATATCTAAACAAGACTTTCCCATTAGAAGAGTCAACTGGATATGTTGGAAGAAACTCCTTTACAGTAACTCAAAATATTTTAGAGTGGATATCACAAACTTGCAATGTTACCATTACTGGATACTTTGTCTTGGATGGTAAAAGAGAGTTGTGGTCAGTCATTGAACATACTAAAGAGTATAAGAGAAAAGACATTGATGTTGATACTGCTTGGAGAGAGATTAGAAAAGAGGGTAAAGTATTCTCTGCTCATGGATACAACAAATTATTTCTTACTTCAGCCAACACCCTCGGGACTGCAGGAAATGATGAACTTGGAGAAGAGTTCATCGATGCAAAGAAAACTAGAGTGATGGCTGCATTCAAAAGAAATCAGAAATCAAAAACAACTTCAAGATTTTTAACCAATGAATTCATTAAGGAGATAGCATAATGGAAGCAAAATATATGATGAATGAGACATTCATTTTAGAGAGAGACGATTACAGGGATTTTACCAATAGGGTTATGATTCTACAATCAAGAAATGAGGAAGCACCTTATATCGTGGAACACGATTATATCCTAGACACTTTTGAAGTGACACTACTGGATAACAGATACACTTTACAAACAATTATGGAGAAGACACAATGAAAACATTACAAGTAGACCAAGCATATTACATATCACATCAAACGGATTATTCTGCATTTGCAGATGCAATTCAAGATGTTGGCCCAAGTCCATGTGAGAAATTTAAATGTGATAATACCAATGAGTGTGCAACACTAGGTGTTGAGTGTAAAGCATTTAGAGTATGGACTAACCAAGGTGAAGGTGTTTATGAGAGACACTTGAACATGGACAAGTTCGGAAACCCTAAAGAGAAACCTATTGAGAACTCAATAAAATCTTTACTGCAAATATGCAAATAGGGTTGACAATGCCCCACACTTTTTTGTATACTATACAAGATGAGAAAATAAACTGATTTACTAAGGAGACTATATTATGAATCAAAGAACTTATGACAGAACCGAGTCCATCGTCATTGACGGGAAGGACTTTCATTTTACACCCGATAGGAAGGAGTTCCTAGAGAGTTTAACCTCAGCATATCCTAATCAATCCAACTTCGTTAAAGAAGATTTTGATAAAGTGGGTGGTATGCCATACTGGGTTAAATCATCAAGATACAGTTTTAAAGATAACGGTATCTTCAATCTACATGCAGTTGTAAGTGGTTACAATGGTGGTTATGAACCCGAAGTTCAAACTCCTGTAAAATCTGCACCGATTCCTGCAATTGCAAATCCATCTAATATGCCAGTGGCTGCAAAAACCACTGCTGTCAACTCACTTGACAACGTCAAAATCATTCCCGAGAAGATGTCAAACTATGTTCCTTTTGGACACTTCAAAGATATCAAGAATATCATTAAGTCTAAAATCTTCTTTCCAGTATTTGTTACTGGTCTAAGTGGTAATGGTAAAACATTAATGATTGAACAAACTTGCGCTCAGTTGAAGAGAGAACTTTACAGGGTCAATATTACTATTGAGACTGATGAAGATGATTTGATGGGTGGTCACACTTTACAAGGTGGGGACGTTCTCTTCAGAGAAGGCCCAGTTATCAAAGCAATGAGAAAAGGTGCTGTACTTCTATTAGATGAAGTCGACCTTGGTTCAAACAAGTTGATGTGTCTACAATCAGTTCTTGAAGGTAAAGGATACCTAATCAAGAAAACTGGTGAGTGGGTTTCACCTGCAGAGGGTTTCACAATCCTTGCAACTGCAAACACTAAAGGACAAGGGTCAGACGATGGTAAATTCATCGGGACTCAAATCATGAATGAAGCAATGTTGGAAAGATTTGCAATCACAATGCAACAAGAATATCCACCAGTGACTACTGAAAGGTCTATTCTTAAAAAAGAAATGGCATTGACTGGTGAAGTTGATACCGAGTTCTGTCACAAACTTGTTGACTGGGCAGACATTATCAGAAAAACCTACTATGAAGGTGCAATAGATGATGTTGTTACGACTAGAAGACTGGTTCACATTGTCAATGCATTCAGAATGTTCAATGACAAACTCAAGTCAATCACAATGTGTATTTCAAGATTTGACGAAGAGACTAGAAATAGTATCCTCGACCTCTATTCTAAGATTGATGCAGGGGTTGATTTAAATGCTGAAAACCCTCTAGACGAATCAGAGTCTTCAGAGTATAATGATTAATATGTTCGGTAAAAAAGTCAAGTCAATAGACTACAAATATAACGAGGACAAGTCCCTTAAGGAACTTGCCTCTTATATTGATAACACTTACGACCAACATTATAGTTTAAACAAATACCAGTCTACTGAATTTATAATTGACAGTGGACACGGTGAAGGTTTTTGTATCGGAAACATAATGAAATATGCACAGCGATACGGAAAGAAAGGTGGGAGGAATAGGGCTGACTTACTAAAAGTGTTGCACTATGCTCTCTTTATGTTACATGTTCACGATAAGGAGAAACACAAGTGATGAAAATTAGTAATGAAACAAGAGACGTTCTAAAAAACTTCTCAACCATAAACTCGGGTATACGAGTTAAAACTGGAAATAAACTCGAAACTATTTCTAACATGAAAAACATTCTTGCGATTGCTACAATCGAAGAATCATTCCCACAGGATTTTGCAATATATAATTTGCCAGAGTTCTTGGGTGCAACTTCTTTGTTAGACGACCCCGAGTTTAATTTCAACCCCGAAAAATTGTCGGTAGAAGACACCAATTCAAAGATGGATTATTTTTATGCATCTGAAGGAATGGTTGTTGCACCCGAGAAAATGATAACCATGCCTTCTTCAGAAGTGTCATTCACAATAACATCAACTCTATTAACAGACTTACAGAAAGCATCTAGTGTTCTAGGTGTCAATGATTTAGTTTTAGAATCTGATGGAACTGCTGTCACACTTACTGTAAAGGACAAAAAGAATGCAACATCAAATACATTTAGTAGAACGGTTGCAGAAGGTAATGGAGATAAATACCAAATGAATTTCAAGATTGAGAATCTAAAAATTCTAACAGGTAACTATGAAGTGCAAGTTTCCTCAAAAGGAATATCACACTTTAAAAATACAGATGTTGAAGTTGAGTACTTCATTGCATTAGAACCCGATAGTTCTTATACAGCATCTTAAGTTGTTTGGAGTGATTAAAGTTCAAGTCTCAACTATTATCACGGGAGCAGTCCAACTCATCATGGTGGACTGTACTAGAAACTCGGTGGGGAGTATCTAACTTATTATGAACGAATTTTTATACGTAGAAAAGTATCGACCACAAAAGATTGAGGAAACGATACTACCAAAAGAATTTCACGACCAATTTTTGGAGTTTGTCAAACAGGGAGAGATTCCTAATCTTTTACTTTGTGGTTCTGCAGGTGTTGGTAAAACAACTGTTGCTAGGGCTCTCTGTAATGAGTTAGGTGCAGACTTTATTGTAATCAATGGTTCTGATGAAGGTAGACTTATTGATACCTTAAGAACTAAAATCAAAAACTTTGCAAGTACTGTTTCATTGGGAGGTGGCCCAAAGGTCGTTATCCTTGATGAGGCAGATTACATTTCTGCAGAATCAGTGCAACCTGCACTTAGAGCATTCATAGAAGAGTTCTCTTCTAACTGTAGATTTATCTTTACTTGTAATTACAAAAACAGAATCATACCTGCATTACATTCAAGAACAACAGTCATTGATTTTAAAATTGCACCAAAAGAAAAACCAGTACTTGCACAAAAGATGTTATTAAGATGTAAAAGTATTTGTCATATCGAAAACATAGAAGCAGACGAAAAGGTTCTTGCAGAATTAGTTATGAGATTCTTTCCCGACTTCAGAAGAGTTCTGAATGAGATTCAGAGATATGGTGTTGGTGGTGTTATTGATTCGGGTATACTATCATCTTTGTCAGAAGAGAAGTTCACCCCACTTATTGATATGATTAAAGAAAAGAATTGGAGTGGAATGAGAAAGTGGGTCGGTCAGAATTCTGATAACGACTTCAATACACTATTCAGAAAAGTGTTCAATGCATTAGAACAAAGATTAGAACCATCTTCAATACCAGCTGCAGTTCTAATCATTGCAGACTATCAATACAAATCTGCATTTGCAATGGACTCAGAGATTAACTTCACTGCATGTCTAACAGAGATTATGTCGGAGTGTAAATTCAAAAATGGGTAAACTAAGACAATGGTTTAGAATGTGGTTTGATTCACAAGTAGAGAAATCAATGCAAAGAAAAGCAGACAGAATGTTTTTAAAAGGGAGAAAATAATGAGTCAATATGACGATAGAGTTGAGAGACAAAGATTAAAACTGGAAGCAGAAAAATGGTCTCAAGGTGTTAAATCAGTACATGCTCATTCATTGGGTTCAATGCATTATGACAACAGACCACAAGATACTGAAGGTGGTAAAAGTGTTTTAGATGTAGAATTTAATGATGGCAGTGTTAAAAGAACTACTTCAGAAAACGAAACAGTTATACTAGGAACACCACTTAGAGGTCAAGACCTTCTTGATTCTTATGTAAGAAACACTTAATGTCTAAACGCAACCCTTTTGACTTTGTCAAGTCTGTCTCTTATGACAAAAACGATATCATGATTGATGATGTCGAAGAGAAGAACTATGCCCCATTCCTTATAAACAAATCATTATCTTACCACCAAGATTCTGTATTTTTTACTAATGAAATGAATTGTAGACATGGTTTAGACCACCGTCTTCAATACCTCTTTTTACTAAATACTCTTAGGAAAAGACAAAGGTTTTCTCAATGGAGTAAACCCTATCTTAGTAAAAAATTAGACACAATTAAAGACTATTATAAAGTATCAACACTGAAAGCAAAAGAATACATGGAAGTGTTGAGTGATAAAGAAGTCCGTGAGTTGAAAAACAGAATGAAAACAGGTGGACAAAACAATGAATGAGAATGAAAATCTAGTCAAAGACCTAGTAGAAATAACATTCCCCGAAAAAGACGACTTTTTAAAGATAAGAGAAACACTTACACGCATAGGTGTTGCATCAAGAAGAGAACAAGAACTGTTCCAGTCATGCCACATACTCCATAAACGTGGTAAATATTACATTACACACTTCAAAGAACTATTCAAATTAGATGGTAAACCTACAAGTATAGATGATTCAGATATAGGTAGAAGAAACACTATTGTTAAACTATTAGAACAATGGAAACTTATATCAATTGTAGATGAAAGCATGGTTTCAGAACCTATTGCACCATTATCCCAAATTAAGATTATTCCTCATAAAGAAAAGAATGAGTGGAAGTTAACAACAAAATACTCCATAGGTAACACTAAAAATACCTAAATACTAGTTAGATATAACTAATATAGGAGAAAGTATGTTTTCAGGCATCATATCTTTTATTATGGGAATTTGGAACTTATTAATGATTATACCAATTGTCATTTCAATTGCATCACTCATCATAAGTTTAACACCAACACCTAAAGACGACAAAGTCTGGGCAAAAGTGTATAAATACTTGGAAGTCTTAGCACTTGCAATTGGTAAGGCAAAAGACAAAAATCCTTTACTGGATAAATAACTATAACGGGAGATAAATTATGGAAATTATAGCAGGAATACTAATAGTAGTAGGTGTTGTTTATTTCTTTAATAAAGACAAAGGAAGTAAAACACCAGTGTCATCTGCTGCTAAAACCAAGTCAGCACCAGTTGCTGATAAAAATGGTAACGGTATAACATCTAAGGCAGAGCTTAAGAAGTTAACTAAAAACCAATTGATTGAACTTGCTGATAAGAAGAATCTTAAAGTAAAAAAATCGGGTACTAAAGCTGCAGTTATTAATGAAATTCATGCGAAACTGAAGTAGAATACTTAGTTATTAAGAAGGGGTCTTTATGACCCCTTTTTTTGTGTCTTCACTAGACCATTGTCATAAATAAGGGTATGGATATATTTGGATTGATAAGTGAAGTCGGAGCCCCTATTGCTGGAAGTTTAGTGATGGGATTCTTTATCTTTACAGTTATCAAACAAATACTTGAAGGAGTTGTGGATGATATCAAGACCCTTACCATGTTTTGTAAGAGTTTAGAGAATCGTGCAAGAACAATGTCTAACGAAATGATTAAGATAGACTTGTTAGTGTCAAGTGCATTAGAGTTAAGACCCGATATAGAGAGAGTTGCAAGAGCAGAGAATTTTATAGAGGACGGGAAACTTGATGTAAGAAGGGATTAATTATGGAAGAAATTGCACAACTGATATCAGAATATGGATTTCCAATCGTCATGATGGTTGGACTTGGATACTTTGTATACTATATTTGGTGGTTTGTGGGTGAACAATTAGAACCCGAAATTGAAAAACAACACTTTGCATTAATCAAAGTGATTGACCAAGTAAGAATGCTTGACCAAGATTTGATTAGACTTCAACAGAAAGTTGATGTTGTTCTTGAATATAAAGAGAACGAAGAAAAGAGGAAAACTGTAAATGATGATAAAACCAAAGATAGTAATAATTAGTATTTGTTTTGCACTTAGTGTAAGTGCAGATGAAATAGTTCACAAATTCAAAAGTCCTTCATTCAGTGGAATAGGACAATCATCACATTATCTTACGATTGAGAATCAAGAAAAATCAAGACGTGATAAGATAGCACAAGACATAGAAGACCGAATTGCAAAAGCAGAACGTGAGGCAAATAACACTACCCTTGCAAAATTTCTTAGAAATGTCGAAAGTAGAATTTATGCTCAGATAGCAAAACAGTTAGTAGAAAATATGTTTTCTAACGGAGAAGCAGCATCATATGGTGTCTTCTCTATTGAAGGTAATACAGTCACATACGAAAAATTGGTTGGTGAAGATGGTGCAGAATTTATCAGACTAACAATCGTTGCAGAAGACGGAACAACAACAACTTTAGACATACCAGTAGGTACAGGAAGTTTCTAAAAATGAGAATTGTCGGATTGGTAGGATTAGTTATCTTGCTCACCAGTGGGTGTGCAAGTATTCCTTCGTCTTATGATTCGTGTGACTCAACTGTAATGAGTAAGGTAGGCACTTGTATAGAAAAAGCAAAGGTTGTGAAGATACCAACCTATCAAGAACTTTCAAACTTACCAGCTGCAGAGACAATGCCAGTGGTTGCAGTTTATGGATTCTTAGATAAGACAGGACAGAGGAAGAGGATGGATGGAGTTGCATCATTCTCAACTGCAGTGACCCAAGGTGCAGAAGCATTCTTGATTGATGCACTTAAGACTGCTGGAAAAGGTAAATGGTTTAGAGTAGTAGAGAGAACAAATTTAGATGCACTTGTAAGAGAGAGACAGATTGTTCGTTCTGCTAGAGAAGACTTTGCAAATCAAGAAGGTAATGAGGATTCCCCAACGGGTATTCAACCTCTCTTGTTTGCTGGTATCCTACTTGATGGTGGGATAATTGGTTATGACACTAACATCGAAAGTGGTGGTAGGGGTGCAAGAACACTTGGTGTTGGAGCATCGGTTTCCTATCGAAGAGATGTGGTGACTGTAAGTCTAAGAGGAATCTCAGTTCTTACAGGAGAAATATTACTTAATGTACAAACCACTAAGACTATTCTTAGTACTGGTGGTGGGTATGACGTGTTCAAATTTATGGACATGGACACCCAATTAGTGGAAGTTGAAGACGGGGTTGCAAAAAATGAAGGGGTGTCGAAAGCTACTCGTTCTGCAATTGAACTTGCAGTCTTAGAATTAATATACCAAGGACACGATAGAGGTTTTTGGGTAATTAAAGATGGACATCGTCACCCCCATGGAACTCATGGGAGAAACGAACTCCATGAAATAGAGGAAAAACAAAATGAGGAATAAATTATTCATTACATTATGTTTATCATTAGGGTTAACTGGTTTCGTATCTGCTGGTGCAGATGATAACGAGATTTGGTTGCAACAGACAGGTGACAATTTAATTTTAAATTTCACTCAAAGGGGTTATGGAAACAAAGTCGGATTAGATGATTTCTCAGGAACATCTGCTGATATGATTATCACTGGTGCATCTAACAGTTTAACATTATTACAAGACGGAGATAACAATAAGTTGTTCGGGCCTTTCCTTGCAGATAGTTCAACAGTAAATTTAACTTTTACTGGTGACTCTAACTCAATGGATTGGAACGTAGGATATGTTGGTAGTGCAGATAACTTAAACATGTTAGGAACTGTGACAGGTGATTCAAATACATTCGATATTGATGTCGGATATGATGCATCTGCAGAATACCTTAACTGGGATTTAGTGTTAACTGGAGATTCAAACGTATTCACTACTAAAATAGATAGTGATAATGCAGTTTGGAACTGGACTATTACTGGAGATTCAAATGATATTAACACTAACCAATCAGATGCAACTGATAACAAAATCACTGCAATCTTAACTGGTGGTTCAAATGATATAGATATCATTCAGAAAAGTGGAACTACAGGTTGTCCAAGTGGTCAGTCATGTAGTGGTATTATTGATGTATCTTTCGTGACTTCTAATGCAAATATTGATATCGTTCAGAAAGATTCTGGCGAGTAGTCTTTTACTTATTGGTTCACTTCAAGGTGAACCGATAGGTGAGATTATAGAATACAAAGGTTCAGCAGGACTTCAGAGAGACGGAGAGTCTTCTGTTGTCAGTGCAAATACTGAACCCGATGTGTTGATGTATGATACAGCACAAACTCAGAATGGGAGAATGAAGATTGAGTTCAAAGGTGAAGAACGACTGGACTTAACAGAACACTCCAAGGTTTGGATTGACGAGGTATATTACGACCCCGACCCATCCAAATCCAAAATGGCCATACGAATGGCACAAGGAACAGCAAGATTTGCTTCGGGTTTCGGTGGTAAGATAAAGAAAAGTAATATTAAAGTGTCGACACCTACAGCACAAATTGCTGTGGTTGGAACAGATTTCACTACCAGTATTGATGAAATCGGAAGGTCATTGGTTATATTGCTTCCCGATGAATTTGGTAATCCTTCGGGAAAAATCATAGTCAGTAATGCAGGAGGAAGTATCACACTTGATGAAGCATATCAGGCGACAATGGTATCTTCTTTTGATGATTCACCTACTAAACCAGTAACGGTTAGTGGTATTGATGCAAGTATGATTGATAACATGTTTATTGTCAATCCACCCGAAGAGATTCAAGAACAAGTTGCAGAAGAATCCAGTGGTGGAGAAAATGATAGTAGTAATATTTTAGATGTGGACTTCCTAGAGTTCAATGATTTAGAAGAGGACTACTTTGAAGATGATGAGTTGGAATATACAGAACTCGACAGAGACTTATTAGATGTCGATTTCTTACAAGATTTACTAGATGTAGTTTTAGAGATTGACCGAAAGGTTGGTATTGATGCAGAAAGAAAGGCAGACCCTTTCGGAGTTGCAAGGATAGAAGGAACTGCATTTGGGTTTGATAAAGATTCTCAATACAATACAATTGTTGACAAGGGTCTTGGTCAAATTTGGTTCTACAGGGAAGTACAGGGAATTATCTCTATTAAAATCCCAATCTATGCACAAGCAACGATTAGAACCACTACAGACGAAAAAGGTTCACTAATTAAGGTGGGTGATGGTTCGTCTATAAATATTACCATCACACAAACAAACTAGGAGAAATATATGAATAGTATATTAGAGAAACTTCGTCAATGGCATGAATTTCAGTTAACTGGATTTCAAGATGCAATGAGACTAGACGATTACCATATGTTATGGTTATCATTCAGTAAGGGAGTAGTATTTACATTATTATTTTTATGGATTATCTAATGAAAAAAAGTTTATTATTAATTTTATTGACACCTCTAACATGGGCTGGGGATAACCACGTCCATGTTGAGCAGGTTTCCTCGGGAGATGTGGAACTCAACATAACACAACAAGGTTATGATAATGAAATTAAGTTTTCTTTTGCACATAGTGGAAACACATTCAATCTATTGCAAACAGGAAATGGAAACTCTATATCTTGGGTCTCTTACTGGGGGCCAGGAAAGTCATGGGGTGGTGATGTAGACGGAACTAACAATACTGAAAACGTAGAACAAAGTGGTGGTGCAACTTATGGTAGACACATATGGGGCAATAGTAATACAGTAGATGTATATCAAAACGGAAGTCATACACATAACATAGACGTTCACTCAAATTCAGTAGACCACGAAATACACCAGTCGGGTAGTGGTTCACATTATGCACATACTTATTTCTATGGAAGTGCAACTGGGTCAGATTCCAGTATCATGCAGAAGGGTTCGGGAAATCATAATGCACAAATTACACTACAAGGAAACTATCCAACAATATTGAATCTTTTACAAGAAGGTTCAACAAACAAATCATATACACTAACACAAAATTGTCAAACAACTACTGGTTGTTCAGTATCAGTCACACAACAATGAAATCAGAATGTCCACCCGAGTTTTATGAATGTCTAACTGAAGAAGAGTATGACGACATATTAGACCTCTTCGAAGAAAACGATATGGTTATGCCTGA